TATTCCTCGAGGGAAGAAACGATCCCTCAATCTTTCACGCAGTATTTATGGCAGGCGCACCAGGCGCAGGCAAATCTTACGTGTCTGATTGGATGGCATTAGGACCACAACTTGGTTATAAAGTAATCAATTCTGATATGGAATTCACACGTTATATGAAAGAAGCAGGTTTGACTGATGATAAAGGTGCAGTTGTACTTGATCCTAAAACAGAATTCCAACGTGGTGTAATACGTACAGTAGCAAAGAGACATACAAAATCTAAACAATCCCATGCCTTAATTGGCAGATTAGGTCTTGTTATTGATGGTACAGGTGCAAATGCTAAGAAAGTAATGGGACAAAAGAAAACATTAGAAGCTCTTGGTTATGAATGTGCTATGGTGTATGTTAGCATTCCATTAGAAGATTCAATCGAATCAGATAGAAAACGTGGTGAAGAGGGCGAAAGAACTATTGGACCAGAGCTTGTTACACAGAAATACAAAGAATTAGATAAGAGTATACCTCAATTAAAGAAGGCATTTGGTAAACTTTTTTTCGAGATAGATAACACTGTAAGGGAAAAAACACCTACTTTAATTCGTAAAGTAGAAACTTTTATTAAGAAATGGTCTAAGACTATGCCAAAGAATAAAGCAGCAAAAGAATGGTTAAGGAATAACTAATATGAAAACATTAAAACAAATAGAAGCAATCGATTGTGCATGCGAAGAAATGTACAAAGAATTAGTAGTTGAAAAGTATGAAGGCAAAACACTGAATGATCCTAAGCGTTCACCTAAAGGTTCTCCAGGAAAGTTTCATGTATATGTAAAGAACGATAAAGGTAATGTTATAAAGGTAAACTTTGGCGATCCTAATTCAGAGATTAAAAGAGATGACCCTGCAAGACGTAAAGCTTTTAGAGCTCGTCATAATTGCGCAGATAAGAAAGATAAAACAACCGCAGGATATTGGTCATGTTACCAATGGAGAGCTAGTGCAAAGGTAGATAATTAATGCTTTCATTTAAAACAAAACAACTAGACGAAAAAGCTCCTCCTGGCATGAAAGCCCTAGTAAAGGGATTTAAAGCCGATGGTATGGATGATGATAAGGCATTTGCTCTTGCTTGGTCTATATACAATAAGAAAAACGAAGAGAAGTCAAGAGATCCTGAAGAAGATGAAGGTTATGTAGAAGATTATATCTCAGAAAAAACCTTATCGAATGGTGTAAGTGCTACTGATATGGAAGCAGTTATTGTTGTTGCATTCAATGGTGGTTGGAGTAAAGCTAAAGATACCTTCGGATTAGATAAAGCAACGTATGACTTAGGAAAAACAATAGCAAAAAATATTGCAAAAGATATTAAATCTGCAACAAATGCTCCAGCTAATTCAATGATTCATTTTGGATCAGGTGTAGGTAAACTTAATCCTGCTTGGTTAGGTAGTAATGGTACACCTAAAACAGATTTATATTCAACTTCTGGTATTAACATATCTCTTAAACAAGCGGGTGGATCTCAAGTAATGTCAGGATATAAAGAAGAAACATTATCTACATTTAATGCTGCAATTTCTAGTATGGGAGATAATGCACCTAAAGAAATAAATAAATTAATGAAAGAGCTAGAACCAGTATTAAAGAAAATTACAGTACCAGGAAATGTTAATACTATTATTAAATCAATTAAAGATAAGAACACACCTAAAGGTGTCAGAGCCAAAGTTGGTAGTAGTAAGAGAACACTAAATATAAAATTTAATAAGAAAGATTACGAAGCTAAGAAGGCTGAGATTATTGATTGGAAAGCTGCAATGAAAGCGCTTAATCCAGTATTTAATGATTTTTTTGAAGAGAACATGGAGTTTAGAAAGTTTTTTGTTTATGAAGCAGCCACAGGAGAATTTAAATTTGCTCCAGATAAATATGCTAATTCGAATTGGATGGTAGTATTTGATCCTGTAAGTGGTACAGATAATAACATAGTACAATTATCATTAGGTAAAAATAAACCAGCTCCATATATTGACACATTAGCTGCAAAGGTTAAAGTAAGAATATCACCTAAAACACCAACAGGTTCTAAAGTATCAGCTAAAGGTACTGCATCAACAGTAGGTTCATTTAGATTAACTAATGATAGTGTAGATGAAGAAACATTCTCTGGATTATTAATAAAAGAACAAGAAAAATTTAATCAAGAATTATTAACTGAAGAATATTTAACTGAAGCAAAATTATTTGCAAAACTAAAAAGTTGGTTATCTAAACTGTTTAGAACAGTAATGAAAAAAATGCAACAAATAGCTAAGAAAGGATATCAAGCAATGATGGCTTATTTTGAATATCAACCTGAGAGTGTAGATACAACAGGTTTACAATTATTTGGTTTTAAATAATATGAATTTAAAGACACACATAAAAGAAGCAAAGAATACTCATATGACCCATATCGAAGATATGGTAATTGATGGTGGAGTAAATGGAGCAAGATCAGCGATCTTCGCATTACGTGATTTAAGAGACATGTTAGCTGGCCATTCGAATGATAGTAAAGCAGTTACAGTTAAATGGGATGGTGCACCTGCAGTATTTGCTGGTATCGATCCTAGCGATGGTAAGTTTTTTGTTGCAAAGAAAGGAATATTCAATAAGAATCCTAAGGTATATAAGAGCGTTAAAGATGTAAGAGCTGATACGAAAGGTGACTTATCAAAAAAACTTGTAGTAGCATTTCAAGAATTTAGTAAACTTGGTATAAAGAAAGGAGTCTACCAAGGTGACATTATGTTCACTAAAAATGACTTAAAGAAAACAACAATTGATGGGAAGAAGTATGTAACCTTCCACCCAAATACTATAGTATATGCAGTACCCGTTGAAGCAGCACAAGAGATTATGAGAGCAAAGATTGGTGTAGTGTGGCATACTTATTACTCAGGCTCAACCTTTGAAACAATGAATGCAAGCTTTGGTGTAACCACAGCAGCGTTCAAAACAGTACGTTCCGTTTGGCAAAAATCAGCGAACTTACCCGACATATCAGGCATGGCTACATTATCTAAAAAGGATACAGATGAAATTACGAAACATATATCAAACGCTGGTAAACTATTTGGCAAAATCGCTGCCAGTACGCTTAATGACGTGGCTACAAATACAAATATTAATTTATATATCAATACCTTTCGTAATACAAAGGTTAGAGCGCAAGAGGAAACAACAGACTCCAAAGCGTACGTTAGTGAGCTCATCTCATGGATATCATTACGTTACGACACCGAAAAAGAAAGGCTTAAGAGCGATGCTGGGAAGGATAGGAAGGAACAAGCAAAACTGGCAGCCTTAGAATTCTTCTCAGATGACAACAAAGATGGCCTTATAAGTATGTTTGATATGCAGAATGAATTAGTATTAGCTAAGAAAAAGTTATTAACACATTTAGATAGTATGGATAGTATAAATACATTTATAAAGACTAAAGACGGTTTTAGAGTAACAGGCGCGGAAGGATATGTTGCTATAGATCACCTAACCAATGGTGCTGTAAAGATTGTAGATAGGATGGAATTTTCCTACAATAACTTTAGTAAAGACATAATCAAAGGATGGGAGTCTGAATCACGATGAAATTAATAGACAGATTAGTAAAACAATTCACCTCAATAGAAGAGGCAGTTAAAGATAACGATAAGTGGAACAGTAATCCTGAAGGGTCAACTATGAACTATATTGCCAAAGACTTTAAAAAAGAATTAGGTAGAGATCCTGGTAAACCTTATATGGATGACGATGCATTAGTATTAGGCAGTGAGACTGTCATGACTGTTAAAAACAATACATCAGTTGGTGATATGAAAAAAGCAATAGCAGCATGGGTTGGTAAAAATGCTAAAGCTGGACCTGATCAGGCTAAAGTTGGTAGATTTAATATTACATTACCTACAGAATTAGGTGGTGTACTTGGTAACAAAGCAACTAAACTTGAGAAGCCACGTGCAGTTCTTAAGACAGATGTTGATAGCGCAAAAGAAATTCAAAAGGCTGTTAAAGGTAAAGGTGTTAAATTCCGTATGATGAAACGTAAAGACCACGTTGCAGTATACCTTGACTTTGATGATGGTAAACTAATGCAAGATGCATTGAAGAAGGTAGCAAAAATTAAATAGGAGAAAAAATGGGAAAGTTACAAATTATAACATTTACTCACCCTACACATAAATTTAATACAGTAAAAGAAGCTCGTACACAGCAGTTAGATGATACAAATGATTCAAGAAATAATTTGGTAGATTTCGAAAATTATATAGCTAAAGAAAATTTTACTGAAACTTATGCTTTAACTGAAGTTAAAGATGGGTATATTGCCTATAGACGTTGGGCAAGTTTACATGATATGTTAGCAGGAGAGAATGATGGTCGCTTAGAGTTTGAAAGAAAAACATTAAGCGTTGATATCGGATG